ATGTCCTCTTGTGTAATGACACCTGCGTGTTTAGCAAGGTCAAGGTGTGGGTCAAACCCTTCCTTGGACATCTCTGCTACATAGTCAGGATCTAGTGGTTTCATGTAGTGTCGTTTTGTCGTATCTTCTAGAGATGTCATATCAGCACCACACAATGTGTAACCTTCTGGTGCAGTTAGACACCCTCGGATCTCTGTTCCATACGGTTTATCAACTGATGGCAGGTTGACCAATGGTTTTGCATGTCTGAATCTAAGTGTGTTGGTGAATCCTGCGATAGTTGCTTGCACGTATCCATTATCCTCTGACTCAACCATTGATTTAAGAACACCAATACGATGTGTAAGAACAGAAAGCCCATCAAGAAGGCTAATACTGGGTTCCTTGCTAACCAATTCTTTAACTGATGGACAAAGTTCTCCATCCTTTCGTACTTGTTCTAGTTTGCGTTCATCACCTGTTATCTTGTCTCTCATGTATTTGAAGGTACGAGGTTTCCACCCCAGACTAAAGAGCCAATCTTTGACTTGCTCCACAGAGTTAGGATTTGCCCTTTCTTCTCCCACCTTAACCACCAGACTTTGTGTAGATACTGGTTGCCGTTCTTGCTTACAAAGCTCAACCCAGCGTTCCCCATGTGCAGATAGACTACCGTCTTTCTTGTGCATGACTTTTGGTTTTTGTCGTGTTGCAAATAGATTACGTTTTGGCATTGCATCAGCGAGGGCTTCTGTTTTTTCATCTTTCAACCTTTCCCATTCCTCTAGGTGGGCTTTAGCCTTATCGACATCTAATTTCCACCGTAGGGCCTCTTGTTCTCTAGCACAATCCATCTTGAACATGAGGTATGCAATAAACCTATTCTTCTCCTCTTCATCACGATAGAGTTTGTTCAGCTTAATATCTAAATCACGATAAAGACGTGTGTTGATCTTAACGTCCTCATTACAGCGGTGAGCATACTCTTCAGGTGTTAGGCTGTTCCAGTCCTTAATAACTGGTTTAGGCACTCCGTAGTCCTCTCCGTAGCCCTCAAGCCCATGTCGCAGACGTTCGTGGTTTATGTACCACGACAAAGGAAGAGTGTCGATTAGCTTAGTCTTGTCCACAGTAATACCAAGGACCTTTTCCACTGCGGGGATGTCGAACCTGATAATATTGTGACCAATCAACACTGGTGCTTCCTCGAAGAAGATCTTCATGGCCTCATAGTCATGAGTGTGATGTACTTGATTGTCATGACCCATCCAAGACAAGACATGGATCTTTGTCATTTTGTCTAGTAGACCATCTGTTTCGATGTCAAATACTGGCATTTTTTCTCCTAATTTAAACCTTTAAAAAGGTGAGCTATAACATCTACTGTCCAACCATCACCTAACAAATCTTGCGCTTGGTTTATAGATACAGTACTTGTGTAACCTAAAGGGACTGTTTGTGCTTGCTCTAACTCTTCTCTTGTTAAGTAACGACACCAATCCCCAAATGCGACTAATCCTGAGTTTGGTGCCCTATCTTGATTTCTTGTTAGACAGAAAATCTTATCACTATAGGTCACGTTTGCACAACCCTCGGTATTATTTTTACCTTGACCATTAGACCACATTCGTTCCCTAGATGGAGTTCTATTCAAAACATATTGTTTGCAAACTTCCGTATTAGTCTCCTTGTAATCTTGAAAGTTAATCCCCTTATCGAGAGGTATAGAAGCCTTGGGTATATTAGTCCAATATATTCTAGGTCTATTTTGATAGCTCACTAGTCTAGAGTTAATATGTAGACCTTTGACACCAAGGTAATTATCTAAATCTTTCTCATTTTGTTTTTTCATTTTTACATTTTCTAATAAGAAATACTTAGGATTAAGTTCTTGTTTTATGCGTAAGTAATCATAGAAAAGTTTAGACTTATCCCCTTGTAAACCCTTACCGTTTATTTTTAAAAGTGAAAAATCTTGACAAGGGCTACCACCTATTAACAAGTCTATTTTTGGTAAGCTACTAACATTCAACTTAGTAACATCACCTAATTGGATTGTGTTAGGGTAATTACTCTGAGTAACTTTTATGGCTGACTTCTTTATCTCAGAGGCATAATAGTTATTAACCTTTACCCCAGCCCTTTCTAAAGCAATCTGACCACAAGACATCCCATCAAACAGAGACAAAACATTTATACCTTTAGACATTATATTACCTCTCGTAGTGTAAACGTATCATAGTTGAACCGCATCTTACCTGCGTGACCTTCCTCAGATGATGGTCGGTTCTTTTCAATCTTAAGGTACGTTGTGTTGCGTTCTTGTAGATCTTCTGCCCCTTTGTCACGGTGTAGGTCAATAATAACTGATGCACGTTGACCAATCATCTTACAATACTTGAAATCACCATTTTCGTTAGTGTGGCCAATAGAGACAATACCCACATTTAGTTCTGCCGCAAGTTTAGACAGACGTACTGACAGGTCAGCCAACTGTTGCTCTTTACTTTCCTCAGATGATCCAGAGATGACATCTTGAATAGGTTCAAAGAACACAAACTTACATCCACAGGCTTGACTAAAGAAACGGATCTGGTCAATCAACTCTTCAGCACCTGCACCATCACCTAAGAAGAATTGGTAGAAGTTCTCGTCCTTTGTGATATCACGAATAGCTTGTACTACATCATCTTCCCTTTTCTTTTCCTCAATGAGATCCCTACGGGTAAGGTTATCATTCAGGTGATACGACACAAGACCAAGTAGAGAACGTAGTTTTGTTTCCTCTAGGTGCCATGCAGCAATAGGTATACCTTTCTGTAGCATATTGTATTCTAGATACCGCATTAGTTCCGTCTTACCAATACCTGTAGGTGCTTTGAATACTGTGAAGTGACCTTGCATCAAACCAAGTATTTTGTCGTCTAGTGCCTGAATACCTGTTGGGACATATATATGCTCTGGGGTATCGTGATACAACGACAAGAATTGATCAGTAGTGTTTAGGATATTCTCTGGTGTATACTTCTTAGCATTCCACCATGCACCCTTAAACTCTGCTTGTGCGCCATTCTGTAGAAACTCGTTAGCATCTTTGTATTTGTCATGGGGAACCCGATATACCTTGTTAGGAAATAGTTTAGCCATACGATCAGCAACGGCATTACCTGCATCATCATTATCGACGGACAGGATAATCTTTTCGAACCCATCTAACCAGTCCTTACAGTTCTCCCAGAGCTTCTTAGATGGCGTAGCAGAAGGTAAAGAGACGACAGGGTTAGTGTAGCTACTCTTTAGCATTTGGGCTACTGACAGAGCATCTAGTTCACCTTCTGTGACTGTTACCATCTTAGATGACCCAGAGGTAAACAGGTTCATCCCAAATAGTTCATCACCTTTAAAGCCACTCTTAGTGTAGAATGCTTTCTCATCTAGACGACGAACCTTAATTCCCCCAGACGGGTATACATACTCTTGACGATCAGGGTAAGTCTTAACACCAAAGTCTTCCATTGTGGATGCTGTGATCCCACGCATGGCTTGGTAACGACCTGACTCAACAGACTCTATTTTCTTAGGTGTGTAATCAATCACATTCATATCATCCCAATCATTATTTTTACCCGTGGGGTATCTTTCTTTTGCCCAGTCAAACATCTCTTTCTTAGATGGATAACCTGTGTTGCAAGCGTGGCACTTCCCATAACCATCAGTGTTGTAACTGAAAGCATCAGAAGAGCCACACGACACATAAGGACACGGTTTGTGTGCTATCTCTGTCATCTTAACCTTTCTAGAATGCCGATATTACTAGCCAATTATTTCTATAGGCAAACATATTACCTACAAGTAGTCTTGGTTTATTTGACACTTTGTCTATAATATGCTCCACAGGACCATGAGATTTCTTAGTCATATTTGTAAAGACCTCTTGGTTTAGAAATTTAAGTTTATGGTTGCTTTCACCTAACTTAAACTTTAACCTTGGTATCCACGGATATGATTTAGATGACACACCACTTTTTATATCTGTATTCTTCTCTAAGACATACTTAACAAGCCCTTGTGGTTCTACCATAGCTATTGATAACCGTCTTTCATTAGCCTCTTTAATAGTACTAACACGAGGTATCATCTTTAACACCTCTTCTTTGTCATTTAAAACATATCTCACAGTAATTCGACTGTTTATGTCGTCGTGTACATCTACCCCACGGGGGCCAGAAATCTTCCAACTTTCTTTTCTAGTATCCCGTGGGTTACGTTCTAGTTTTATTTGACAGACAGAAAAGTCTGGGGGAAGATCCTTTTGCGCTAACGGATATACACGAACAAGCTCTCGTAGTTCTGGTGAAAAGAATACACTACATACCGTCTTGCGACCTTGACGGTCTGTTTCTGCATGTGTCTTCCCAAGCATAATTAAATCTTCTAAGATCATTTGTTTGCCTCTTTCGTTTTCTCTATTAGAACGTCACCATGACAACCATCAGGACAACACCAACATACAAGCAATTTACCTGACAACTCACCAGACTTAAGACGGTGTTTTAGACCATCCTTCATGTCCAGATACTTACGATACTTAGCAATCACAGTATCCCGATCCCCATCTTCACCAATAATAAAAGGATTACCCCAGTCAGTTCCACGAGTGATCTTTACGTCAAGACCTTCGGCTTCAGCCCAACAGACAAGTGCATTATCAACAGGTAACCCGTCATCACCTTTACTTAGGTTTGCTAAGGCTACACCACCCTTTTCAATAGCACGACGACGATCCATCTGACTTTGTGTCCACCCTTGAGACAAGAAAGATTTAACCTCTTTCACACGTTGACGAAGCCGCATGACTGAGTGGCCCTCTGTCTCACACTCGTCTAGCAGTTTATCCTGTTCTTCGATAGGCAGGGACGCTACTTCAGCATGATGACCCCAACTAAGAACTAACCGACGTCGGTTACTTTCAAAAGTATCAGATATATTGCCAGCATTCACACATGTTTGAAATTTGGGGCCATCCCAGTCATCACTATCCACAAGTTTCTTGCGTTCACCATATTTGTGACCTTTATTCCACCAGTCCCCCAAACACCATTTATAGTCAGAGTAATCTTTATTTAACGACAAACCTTCCTGAACCCATTCTTCATAACTTGTAGAGTTCTTTAAGCTGTCGTTAATAACAGGTTGGTTTCCACTTACATCTATAAAGTCTAATATTTGAGCTTCCATAACTTATGTTTCCTTTCTCTAGTAGTTATAGTATACCTAAGCAGAAAACTTATGTTATTCTGAAAGGGGACACTTGCTTATAAGTGCTTTTATCATCATTTAACAACCCCTCAAGTTTAAAAAGTACAAGTTTTTCTCGTTTTTGCATTGCTTGTTGACTTATTTGCAACACATCTGCAACTTCCTGTTGAGTCATATCTTCCCAGAATCTCATTTTAAGCAAGTCCCACTCTTCCTTTGGTAGGTTGGTGACAGCTAATGTGGTAACAAAAGCTAACCACTCTTTATGCTCATACAGATCCTCTGTCGATGGCACTTGTGACATATACTCTTCGTACTCTACAGTTTCCCCATACAGTGCCTGTTGTAGTGCTACTGCAGTCCAACCATCCACATCATCGTCTGGCATCATAGATTTAGCCTGATTAGATTTAGGGATCTTAACAGGGGATCTAGCAATGTTGTAATACTCATTCATTGCTGCCTGTGCATGAGAATACAATAGGTTCCTATCTTTCTTACCTTCTGCTATTAACTCAAGACACTTTACGACACCCTCAGAGATCAGATCATCATATTCCTGTGGGTCGTTATATTTCCTTGCGAGGGAACGACACATATTCAGTATATCTTTATTGTTCATCACTCTTCCTTTAAGCAAAACTCACAGAAATCTGTGGCTGCTACATTACCACAGGAAACACACTTATTTTCACTGTAGGGGGTACGGTTAGCTTTGGCTCGTTCTTTAGCTCTCTGACGTTCTTCGTCTGTCATCTCACGGATAACCCTGTTTGCTCTATCTACGAACCATTCATTCGGTAGTGGCTTACGTCCTTCTGGTAACTTACTCATCTTTATTATACCTCACATGATCTTCGATAAAGTCATACACTACCTGCATGTCCAGTCCAGCAGCAGCGCAGTATAAGACAAGTTTCAAGCCCTCTTCAGCCAGTAAGCCACGGGCATGTGCATCCATGTGAAACTGATAGGTAGCTGAACCATCCTCGTGTTCTTTTACGGTTTCGACACCAATTACACCTACGTCCTCATTCATCTTTTTCATCCTTTATAGCTAGGTAAGTTTGATATGCAAGAAATTCTGCAGCATCTTTAGGGGGCATCGAGGGCAACATCTTCCCTGAGAACTCACCATTTCCAATGCGTTTCAATGCCGACTTAGCCAAGGCTAGGTCTTGCTCTAGTTCTTCAATATGTTCTGCCACTTTATCAAACCATTCGTACTGCACTTGTCCTGCACGATTGAATTTTCGTAGTCGATCTGCGTAGTTAGTCATTCTTCTACCCCTCAAACTCTTTCTCTGCTTTTAGCAATTCACGAATAATCGAGGCCGCTGCCTCGGCGGTATACAGGTCTTTGGCTATTGTCTTCCATCCCCGCCAACTCCACTGTTCAACCTTGAAGTGGTTGTCTTGAAACCCTGCCCCTATTATTGGGGCGTAGGCTCTTACTCTGTACTTAGGCATTATCATCCCCCGTTAAGGCTGCCCATGAAACGGGGAATAACTTAGACATCTCTGCGCTGATCTGGTCTGCTACAAGACGTGACTCATGCTGCGTGTCAGGCTTGCAACGTAGGTTACACATATCCGCAAAGGCATCGAGGCTACCTGACCAGTACCACTCAGTCATGGTGGACTGTGGCAGTACCATACGTGCTTGCTCAGGTGCTACTCCTGCGTTAAGAAGCCAACGATAGTTAGTCAGGCACTCTGCCTCCCCCCATACTAGGTTGTCTTTTACTGAGTTTCCCAGTCTGACCT